CTGAGATATTGTATATAGGTGACTCCCAGCCAGCAATCTTCATGTGTGCTACCATTTCTTCATTGGTAGCCAAGACTGTGGCAAACTCACATACCATCTTCTCATATAGGCCCATCCACTTGGACATTCCCCACACATGTACGAAATCATCTGGATCAATTGCTTGGGCAAGACAGCGTACATATACTCGGGGTCTTTGGGTACTTGGAATCTGATCCATAATATATGGCAGACTCTCTATACCCGGCTGAAACATATCTTCAAAGTAAATAACATCTTCTCCACCGCATTCACCATTACGCATCATTTGCACTAGATTCATAATCTGGCTCATACCAAAATAACTGCGTCCATGTGCATCTAATACTTGTCCAACTGATATACTTTTTGAGTCATCAATTGTTGTACCTGGAACATACACAACATCAAGTCCTCTACGATCAAACACACGTCGATTCCATTCAGTTAATTGTAATGTATATCGAGCTTCATAAGATTCAAGACCCATGTAGAATAGTTTACGCATTTTTACTCCTTTGAAATATGTACTAATAATAACAACCAATTAAATGGTTGTCAACTATTTAGGTAACCGAACTAGGTGTGTTGTTTCTTTGTGCCATTTGTACCATATCTCTTTTACATAATCTCTATAGTATACAACGTCTATGATGTTACAAATTTTTTCTACTTCTGCACTAAATGTAGCATAAGCAATTAGAGCAGTAAAATTTATTGTATATGTTGATTCTTGTACTAAACTATGATACATTTTTATTTGTGAGTTTAAGAAATCATTATGATCCAAGTCGGGCCGTTTTGTTTCGGCAAGTTTTTTAATTGTTTCCATGTCATCCGGAGCAATAAAAATTAGGTTTTGCCACTGATAATCACCAGTCCAAAGATTGAGTTTACCATCTATAAATTGATCAGGATGAAGTCTATGTATCAATTTTAGAGAATTGGTTTCATGCACAAAAAAGTCGCCTTTGCCTTTTTGATATCCAACTTCTAATTCAGTTTCAGTTTTAAGCCAGTTTTTACTATTCCAATTATTGTATTCTTGAAATTTGCTGTTTAAAGTAGTAGCCTTACCAAAAGGCACTGTAGATAGATCCAATGATAAACATCTTGTTAGCAAGTTTCCGGCACTTCCTGGAATATATACTATACATGCAGTAAGCATTAGAAGTCAACATCTCTTCCGTTTATATTGTAAGTACCGTGTGTGAAACCTCTATCCATCTTTTCGATTTCGGTCATGTCGTCACTATCAATCCTGCGATTAGGATCTCGTTTCATTTGTGCTAGACGGTCTTTTGCATTGTCTTTGCCACACACAGAGCATACGCCTGATGCACCACCGCAACTGCCGCTTACACGACGGCCTCTTAGGAGGCCTATACTCATTGCCAATACTGTAATTAATAAGATGACCAAGCATATTAAAAATGTCTCCATTTAGTATTCGTAATGTATATTTCTATCGCCTTGTAATATTAACATAGGACGGTCGTAATTGCTATTGTTAATTGAACAATGTGAAAAATATTGTTGATTGAAAAATGCTCCATCATTGATTGGCACTAAGCCTGCTGGCCCTAGTTTATACTTGTTTTTGTCTGCTTCTTTTTCTTGCAGATTAAGTAAAAATATTACTGGTCCTTTGGTATAGTACATTGCTTCTTTTATGCCATATGGATCTTGAATATATGCATCATCAATATGTGGTTTAAAACTTGCGCCTGCTGGTAATGTTTGTAAATTTATATCTAACATACGAGTAAAACCAATCTGTTCACATAATTTTCGTAGTTCTTTGTTTTGAATTTGATCAAGTTCTGTAAACGGTAAGTGTGCATGCTCAGACATTACCTTACGATGCAATATGCGTGTCTTTCCATCTTGTTTTCCAAACTGTGAAATATCTTTATCAATTACCAATTTACAGTCTAATTCTATATCATGTATAATTTTTTGTCTGTCAATGTTTGAAATCTTCTCTGGTGGAACTATATCATAAGGTTCAGCCAATGATCCTTTTCTCCACCACCCAGGACCATGCCCTGCTCTATAATAACTTCTGATGCGTTCTGGCCAGATTGGATCGATATCAATAGGCTTGTCAACTGTATGCAAATAAAGAGGAAATTTGTCTAACCCATAATCTCCGTTTCTAATATTCTGTTGCATAAATATTTCTAGATATCCAAATTCTGTATGTAACCATATACTATAATAACCTTCTGTCCATACTGCATTTGCAGGTTGAAACCTTTTTCCTGTGCTAGACTCTGTAAAAAACCCTGTATAAAAATAATGTCGAAGTGTTTCACCATTTATTTTCATGTCACTAAGCTCTATTTTTTCTCCGGTGTATTCTAGTATAAAATTATACCAACCAGGAGGTATATCAAATGATTCGTGATTTGTAAACTGTATTACTTCGTCTTTTAGGTTTTTGAGATAATATTTTCCTAAAGGTTTATCAGCAAAAATTTCAATCTTCATATTAGTAACTTACGCAACAACCATTTTCTCCATCTTCACTGACTTCAATGGTTACGGCCCTTCCTGGGTATTTAGCGGCCACTTGTGTGTAGATATCATCTGCTATCATTTCACAACTTTTATAATCCAAGTTAAGGATGTCTTCCTTGTACAAGTTTTCCAACCAACGTTTGAACTGTATGAACTCAATGTCTCTGTCATTGTGGAATACATCAATGGCTACACGAAAGTGAAATATGTGTCTATGCGGATAGCCTAAAAAACTTACATCATACTCATCACCAGTTGCTAGTTTAGGATCATCTAGTGCGGCTGGATACTTGTGTATACCTTCCTTTTTAAATGTAACCCATATCTGTCTAGTTGCTTTGTCTTTTGCACTTTCGATTGCTTCACGTTCTTGTTGTATCATTTAATCACCTCATCTTTAGAATAATCTGTCCAAGGAGTAAACTTTCTCCTATCCATCAGTTTGTGTAAACTGTGTGTCCATACACCAGGATTAGTAGAATCAAAGTCTATGTCATCAATCTTTAACATTGTGTTGTAGTTCCAGTGTTTGATAAAAGGAATGCCAACTCTCAACTGCGGTATAAAAGTGTTGTATTCGCAGTAACCTTCTTCATGAAATGCTTCAAATTGCGATACAGGTATATCCAGTGTACACCATATGTTTTCTCTTAGAAACGGCATGATCATAAATGTCCATTCATAATGCTCATCATCATCTTTGGGATCATATGTATGATTGGCACCAAAGAAAATATGTTCGCATTTGTGTTTTTCGTACTCTTCTTTTATACCAACCACGTCTTGTATGCCAACGACAAACAGTGTTTTCATTCCAAATGCAGGAGTGTGCTCTACTTCTTTACCAAGAAACCATTTTACGTCTTCGTGATCAGGACGTTCCATTATTCAAGACACTTTATAATATCTTCTACATTATCCACTGGATTAACCTCTTCATCGGGTACAGTTACTAGCTCTTCGAGTATATTAGATAAGTTGGTTTCTAACACAGGAGAACCTGCAGATAAGTTGTTTACAAAAGCTAAACCTGTAGTAAGAGTTCTTAGTGTGAGATCTGGTCGATATCTTTTGAGTACATGCAATACTTTTTGTACATCACCATCTAGCAATACTATTGTGTCTTTATCTGAATGAAGTTCAATATTAATAAAATCACGTATAGCTTGCTCACAGTCGTTTACATTGTTAACAAGTGCTAGTTCAATCTTGTCACCAAAAGTTTTTTCAATCGTGTTGCTTGCAAAGAAATCATCACTTGTAGTCTCAACTATTTGTTGATTATCAAGCAACTTATGTTCTAGTGCAGGACTGTTGTCAACACCGATAGTTGGAGTATTTGATAATGCAAATTGTAAATCTGTTCCAGTATCTACGCCAATTTGTAAATAGTTACGTGGATTGCAATTACGATGAAACCATTGTAACCAAGCACTCTTTTCCATGTTTATATCCTCACTTTTAAGTTTTTATTATATTATAGTTTACTTACACTGTCAATCAAATAGTGCATTAAATTGACTTGCACTGTTAACAATTTTCTTGCCAGTAAAACCTCTTGTGCCTTTGATACTATCCCAAAACTTACTGTTGTCTTCAATAATCTGCATGCTTTTGTTATAATCTCGTGCTTCAAATACTTTTTCAACAACATCACGGAATAACACACGTTCAAATGTTTCGTGTACTAGCATTCCAGGAAGTATACCTTCATCGTATCTTACATTAGCATCTTGTACCGCTCTAATATGTTGCCAAACATTATGGCCCATAAGCAGTGCATAACTAAAACTATCCCAACTTGTCTTACCTTCTTTACCAATCTTATTTAGGTCGCCGGGTGCATAGTAGCAAATATCTCCAATAGTAAGTCTTGAGCTTATTGGCGAATCTTCAAACTTTTCATGAATACCATCACGTATTACAACATCACGGAAACTGTCTGTACCATGTGCATATTTCTTATCATCAGCAGTGGCTTCCATCATGTAACTCCACTTGCCTCTATCTTCAGTACGCAGGTTGGTATACACTTGTCCGTTAGCAGTTGCAAGGAATGGCGATGCACAATCAAAACTAATAGTAAAGTTTGCATTCGCATGACGACGTACACTACGTTGCACGTCAGTTAACAAACATGCCCACTCTAGTTTACTTGTGCCTAAAAAGTGCATCCAGTCATGTTGGCCTTTTTCCAACAAGCCTTCATGTATAAGTGTAACCAAACGTTTCAATACCAAGTGTACATCACACATGTTTTGTCCACCCATACCCCAACCATTAAATGGTCGATCATACTTGTCTGAACAAAACTTCTTCATAGTATCGTACCATGAGTCTGCTTCTGTGTGGTTACTTCCTTGTAGAACGTTTAGTATCTTTAGATCGCCACCTCTACTTGCCATCCAAAATTCATTGTTGAACAATGTAGCATCAACTGCATCTTTATAACTTTTGATTCCACATGCTTCACTTGCTTCTTTATCCAAGTAAGTCCATGTAGGAATATCCATGGTCATACCATGTGTTGCTATGCCCATTTGCCATGCAATAACCTGTTCACGTTTCTTTTCACAAGCCTTGTCTTTAGGATCAGCCCAAGCACCTGGCCACACACCTTTGGCAATTTGGAATCCACCTGAGTCAGCAAGCATGATAGTGTCTGCTTCTCTGTTGCGAACCATGTCTTCTTTGGGTACTTGTTTGTTTAAGTCCATGTCAGCATGTCCAGCTGAATACAGACTGTACTTGTAAGGAAATAAACTTTCTTTACTGTTCAGCCAGTTCATAGCCTCCATGTTAGGAATACCTTTAGGCAACCTATCACCAATTATCTTGTTCTTGTCACCTGCAGGAAAACGTTCCTTGCCAATGTAACCAGCATAGAAACTGCTGATTGCAGGCAAGAATACTGCATAGTCTTTTTGTTTTAGTGTTAGGTTGTCCTGTTCAATCATTACTTGCTCTGTGCAGGAAGTATGTAATTATAAACTGCAATACCAGAATCAACTGTGATCTTTGTTGCACCACTGTCGCTTATTCTTACAGTTTTGTCTCCTGTTAAGTTCATAATTGCTATAAACTGTTGTACTGGCCAACTCCATGTTTTTGTAAGTGTACCAGCAACATCATGTTGGAATACAAAATCACCTGCGTGTGTGCTATGGTCTCCAAACAAGAATTTCAAGTGTCCATCTTCAGTTTTGGTTTGAAATGTTGTCTCTTCGGCATTTGCTTGTGCTTGCATTTTCAATCTCATGATGCTTGCAGTGGTTGGTTCAAATTCAATGTTCCATGGAACATCTTTCATCTTAACACCTTTTAACTTTTCGTTAACAATTTCGCTGACCATAAATCTATAGTCATTTTTAAAATCACCAGCGGCGTTTTTAAAGTGCAAACCAACTGGTGCTTGTTCGCCATTGCGTTCTTGTCTCTTCACAGTTATTTCTGCATTTTCTTTGTATTCGCCAATATTAAGCAGTATTTTTAGTTTTGCTAAGTTAGGCATACCAAATGTACCAATGTAGTCTGCAACTGGTTTGTGAAACTTTGCTTGTAGAACAACACTCTTGTCCTCTGCAAGACCGTCAACACTGGTTTCAGTGTCTGTTCCTGTAATTTTAATTAGGTCAATGCAACCTAAATCATAGCTGTGTTCAACTAAGTCTAGTAGATAGTCTCTCATGTTTTCTTCTCCAGTTTATAAATCCATTATTTGAGCAAGTCCTTGACCGGCTCTAATCGTACTAAGCTCACCTGGTTTTTTAATTTCTAGCCAACTTATTCCGTTATCTAATTCATCATAACCTCTTGTAACAGAATCCATTAGTTTATAACCAACTTCTTCGCACAAAGCAGTCATTTCCTCTTCAGTAGTATAACAATAATACATATCGTCAACCTTGTCAAGGCCTTTTGGATAATCACAGTTATTGTAGGTAAAAATCACTGCTCCACCTGGACGCAATGCAGTGTATATTGATTTCAAATACTTTTTAATTACTTCAACGGTTTTACTATTAAAAAAGTCAATAGCAACAAAACAACCAATTTGTCCTTGAGGTAACTTGTGCATCGGATCAGCATGATTTTCGTTATATGAATACCAGTTAATACGTTTTGACATAATTTCATTAAAAAAATCATTGTTAACCACACTTGGAAAATCTTCTTCTTCCATTATATATAAAGGAGTTCCGGCAACTATTTCTTTTGTAATTTCACCGTAACCTGGTTGTATTTGGCAACAAGCATACTTTGCACTTACATTATTTGTAATACGACTAATTAATATTTTTTTACTTTCTTCGTTGTACAACAAATCACTGTCTTTAAGTTTGCTGAGTTTTTCGAGTCTTGGCAAGTTACAATTTCGTTCATAAACCTCTTTGCTCTTTGCATAGTAAGGTATTGCATATTCGTCGACTGTTTTTTTAATATTTTTCTTAAAACTATTTAGATCGTCATTCCAACTCTGTAAAATTTTCAGTATCTCTTGATGTTTGTTTTTCATAGTTTCTTTGAGTTTGTCATAATCATAATCGTTTGTTGCTAGATCTGTGCTGATTCGACGAAGTAGTACATCAATATTTTGAGAAACACTGTTCATATCGAGATTGCGAACTAAATCATTGTATTTTACAATATTTCTTAAGTTATTTGGTATTGTCATTATTCAAACTCAAATAGTGTGTTAAATGTGTTGGTGGTGTCTGTTTCACTTGCTAGGTCCCATTCAAGAACATGTAATAGGTTGTCTATCTTTTGGTCAACAACAGTTGCCTCCATAGCCGCATCATCAAAAGGCAAGTCTTTAAACCATTGTGGCAAGTGCATCTCATCAGTTGGATAGCCAATACTAGTCCAGTTGAGGGGATTTGTTTTCAGTTTGCACACAATAGTTTTCATGCCATCTACAATACTTTGACTGTAGTTGTCAGAATTCATCTTCTTCATGGTGTTCCAGTTCATGCCTGCACGTACATGTCCAGGCATGTTTGCACGACCTTCACGTTCTTCTTTCTTAGAGTACATGGTTAGATTGTTAACACGTTTAGGTGAACCTTTTTCCCAAGCAGGACGTTCTTTGAACTCATACTTAAAAGTTTTAATCATGTCGATAATCTCTTGGCGTTCAGCACCAGCAAGAACTCTAGTAAGCAATGTCATTAAGAAATCTTGTATAACTTTTGGAGTATCTGAACGTTTAAGATCAAGACCCATGGCTTTTATCTTGCCTTGCTTTCCAGTAACATCTAAACGTTTGCCTTCACTGTCAAAGATGTTAATTGCATAACGTTTTTTAGTAATAAATAGTCCTCTATCAGCAACACTTTCTCTGCCACCTTTGATTATAAGTCCATTGTCTCTTGGTACATGAAATGCTTGTTCCATAAATCGTGGCCAACTTTCATTCAGTTGATCGCTGATAGCGTCATAGAGTTGGATGCAAATTTCTTTATTCCATTCCATGTTGCCTGCTTCAACATCTTTTTTGATTATAGGCCATGCACTGAAGTAAACTGAATCTGTGTCACCGTATATCACTGCTTCGCCAACATGATCATATTTGCCAGCAATAGCCTCATTGACAAAACTGTCCATATGATGTGCAATGGCTCTACCAGTTAGTGTTGTACTTTGTCCTATACGTTTGTCAAAGAATCTACAACCTGGATTAAGGATAGCACCATACAAACTGTTCAAATTAATTTTCTTAACCAACTGACGTTTATCTAAAAACTCTATCTCATTTGGATCTGTACTAGATCTTAGTTGCTTTTGTATTTCCTGCCGTTCTCTGTACCACCGTGCCAACAAACCAGGTATAACACCTTCTTTTTCATACGTAAATATAGTACCATTTGCACTTAGTATCCAAGGCTGGTTACTGTCAAATATAATTTTCCATATCTCTGCGGCACTATGTACAGTTTCGTCACCATTCTCCCAGTCAATGGTAATTTCCGTGCCACGTTCTTGTTTCATAACCGCGGTATATTCTAGTGTACCAAACAAGCCTTCCCATGCCATTGCGAAACTTGACTTGTTATCTATCTTGCCTTTGATGTAGCGATTGGTCATTATTGGACGCAATTGTCCTACTATGGTTTCGGGTGCCATGTTTAATGCTCTAATAGCACTAGGATATAGACTGTTGATATCAATAGCACCAATCCATTCATGTAAACCTTTTTTAGGATATGCCACATAAGCACCAGCTGCCGCAGTATCTTCGTCAGTGAGTCTATCACGTCTATTAGGAACAACCATACCTTGTTCATGTGCTTCATTTATAATTGCTTGTTCAGTAACTGCAACTGCACCCATTGTTGTTTGTAACAACACAGTATTTGCATGTGCTAGTTCACTTGCCAATGCAATAAAACGCAGTTTCTTGTCCATCTTGTCTAGCAATGCAGTATCCTGCCTTGAATACTCAATGAATGTTTTAAAGTTTTGATTGTAAAGTTGATCCAGTGTGCCTTCATAGGCAGTCTTTTTCTCATCAAGTTCATATTCACCGATAGCATCTAAACTATAGCTGTGTCGCTCTTCATAGGTATACTTTCTGTACAGTTGCATGTAGTCCATATGAACTCTGCCAATGGTATCAAATGTTACATTCTCTGATCCAAAACGTTCGAATGTACGTTTTTTAGGAAGTTGACTCCACAAACAAAAACGTCTAGTGTCATCCTTGCTTAATACTCTTGCAGTTCTGTTTACCAGATAAGGTATATCATAACCTTCACTGTTCCAACCACTGATTATGTCTGCATCTTCAATCAAGTCTAAGAACGTGCTGATAAGATCCTCTTCACGTTCATACAGCATTGTGTTAGGAAACTCGTTGCATATTTCTTGTGCAGTCTCCCAGCTCATCGACTTGGGTGGTATAACCAGTGTTACTAACTGCTCCATCCACTGCAAGTATATACTGATAGCAGTAACTGGATTGAAAGGATCTGCTGGAGAACTATATCCTCTTACAGGATCAAAGTCAACCTCAATATCGAAGAATGCAGTTTGCAACTTAGGTGCATCAATGCCTTTATAGTTTTCTTCAAAGCATCTAAACACAGGATTGATATCTGATTCAAAGATATCTTTGCCTGATTGTATACGCAGTTCCTTACGAAACTCCTTGTTGTTACGTGTTGAAAATCTACTGACAGGTTTACCATAGATACTTTTGTGCTTGCCTCTTGGGTCAGCATAGTAAAAACAGTACGAGGCAGGAAACTCTCTATACTCTCTCCTGCCATCTACACGTTCTACAACGTGTATTCTATCTTTCTCTCTGTCAAACAGTGCATCAACGTAACTCACAGATTATAAGGTCCTTCCAGCAGTTGTAAGTATCTCATCTAATAGTTCTTGGTCTTCTTTTTCAGCAGTGTAACTTGCTTTGTGTGCAATACGTATTGCTTTTTTAAGCACACTTGGTTTGATTTGTAGCTCTTCAGCAATTGACTTTACTGTGTCGCTTAGTCCTTCGTTAAGTGCTTCTACTTCGCTCATCACACCCATACCTTCGTTGATAATTTGTGTGAGTTTTGCTTTTTGTTCTGGGTCAAATTGGGTTGTCATGTAAATACTCCTTGTCAATAAGTTATTATAATAGGTTTAAGTTGATTTGTCAACGGAAATATGTATCAAATATTTTCCATACATCTTGTTCAGGAACAACATATTTGCCTGAGCTATGTTTCGTATCTCTGTTTTGTATTTGGTTAGTATTTTTTGCTAGTCTATCAATGAGATCTGGTTTATACTTTTCAACAATCTCTTTGTTAAAGATTGGTCTGCTGAGGAATGCATCAACATTATGTTTGCTTCTAAACAAACTATCAGCATCTTCGAGCAGGCGGTTTATAGGATACCACTGGTCAGTGGCAGAAAGATTGATCTTATCAAGCCATGTTTTGTTTTTTATATCACTTAGGATATTGCGACTTAGTCCAGATGCTAAAGCCTTGCCAATACGTAATGCAACACTATTATCAAACTTTAATATCAAATCTTCCAGTACTTTCCTATTGCGTCCATAAATTGTTTGATACATTACATCTCTACTGCTTACATAAATCAGATAATTATACTTACATTCTGATATTGTATTGACCAATGCATAGCAGTCAAGCATATCTTTATCTGGATCAGCCTCAACTTTGATACGGTTACCGCATGGTGCCGCTATAATTAGTATATCGTGCTGATGTTGTGCAGGACTGTCGTGTTTGGAATACACAGTGACATTTTTAAATATTTGTTGTATACTAGTACCAACTAGTCCATTACCTATTACTGAGATGTTATGCATGTTTGTATTTTTTCAAGTGTTTGCAAATTATTAATTTGACAATTATGAAAGAATTCTCCTGATGTAACTAATTTTTGATTATGCCTACTGCTTTCTTTGGTCATATCATGTAAATCGTCAGCAGTGTATCGTGTCAATGTGGTCACTAATTTGACTATACTTTCTATTCTGCTTAAATTTCCAGCATCTCTATCAAATGTTAGATCAAGTTCTCCATAATTGAAATGCATACCCAACTGTTCGAGACTACGATATACGTCAAATTGCCCTACAGGGATAAAAGCGGTGCCGCCAAGCAAACATTTAAAAGTTTTTTCACTGAGCATTGGTCCAGGTACTACTTGGTCATGCATTTTGCTATAATGAAAACTTTCGTTCGTGAAATGTAAACTTGCTTCTTGGTATGCTATTTGAGATGGATTTGCAGTAAAGTGTTGATAGTTTTGTTCGTTAACAAACTCGTCCATCTTAATCAAATGGCCTAAATAC